CAGAGGAGGTCAAGAGTGACAAACCCAAAGCGCGGAGAAATGCAGTTGAGTCTGGGGGATCAGACATGGACAGCAAGAGTGACGATGGACGGGATAGCTAGAATTGAAGCAGCTTGTGGGACAGGCATTGTTAAAATTCTAGGTCGTTTAACGGACGGTGATTTAACAACAACAGAAATGTGTAATATTTTACATCCAATTATTAAGGGTGGTGGTAACGATATTTCTATGAAAGATATTCAAAATGCAGTTTGGGATGCAGGTTTGGCAGAAACAATGAAAGCGGTGGGAGAGATTGTTGCAATTTCTCTTGGTGGAGGTAATGACGAGGGAAACGTAAAAAAGGTGGCAAAGCAGTAGATGAATTTCCGTGGCAACAATATATGGAAATTGGATTGGGCAAAATGCAAATGCGTCCAGATGATTTTTGGAATATGTCAATGATTGAATTTCAAACTGCTTTAGATGGATTTTCTGATTTTCACTCTGGGGGCAAGCCACCGCCTCTTAGCAAAGGTGAATTAGACGATTTGATGGAAAGGTATCCTGACTAATGGCAACTACTGTTGACACATTACTGGTTCGTATAGAGTCGGATATGCTATCTCTGCGAAGAGACCTTCAAAAAATACGACAAGATACTGATAGAACAACAAGAGGCATTGTTGGATCATTTAGAAAAATGGGTCCTTTAATTGGTGCGGTAGCAGGTGCAGTTGTTGTTCGACAAATTGGTCGTATGGGAATGGCTGCGATCAATCTTGCATCCGATGTTGAAGAAATGCAAAACAAATCACGCGTTGTTTTTGGTCAATTCCGCGATACTGTTGTTGCTGATTTAACAGAATTTGGAGATGCAGTTGGGCGAAGTTCTTTTGAATTAGAAGAAATGGCCTCGTCAATTCAAGACACCTTTGTACCAATGGGATTTGCAAGAGGCGAAGCTTCAAAGCTTTCTGTTCAATTAACAAAATTAGCCGTAGATGTTGCATCTTTTAATAACGCGTCTGATGTAGAAACAATGAGGGCGTTTCAAAGCGCGATTGTTGGAAATCACGAAACTGTCAGGCGATTTGGAATTGTCATTACAGAGGCAACCTTGAAGCAAGAACTATTGCGAATGGGGATTACAAAAGCTGCAAAAGATGTGACAAATGCAGAAAAGGTACAAGCGAGAATGAATTTAATTCTTGCAGGTACAACAGATGCTCAAGGTGATGCATTAGCTACCGCAGATAGTTTTGCAAATAGGGTTAAGAAATTAAAATCTGAGTTTGATAAATTAACATTAGCAATTGGTCGAGAATTAATGCCAGTTGCTTTGGGGTTTGTGAATTTTCTTATTGAAGCAACCGATAATATAAATGATCTTTTGGTTGCTTTAAATTTGATCAATGATACGACAACAGCCACAGAAAAACTTGCAAAAGCAAGAGAACAATTAGCAAATTTAAAAACAACAAACGTAAATTTTTTAAACGAAGAAGCACAATTAAAAAATGAAATTGCATTATTAGAAAAACAGATAGAATTACGAAATGCAAATATCATTCCCGAAAAACCATTAGATTTAGGAACCGTAACAGTAGGTGATCCTAACGCACTTACTGAAGATCAAGAAAAACTTCTCGCAAAAAATGCTGTAATGCGTGAAGAAATTAGATTGCAAAGGTTGCTCAATAAAGCAAGAGAAAGTGGTAACAAAGATCAAATAAGATTAGCGCAAAGAGAATTAGATGCACTACCACTTAGATTGAAATTAACTACTCTTACAGAAGATTTAACAGACGCAGAAAAAGCATATACTCAATTTAAGACACAATCAGGTGATGCTACCGCAGTTCTTATAGATACCAATGTAAAACAATCTGAAACATTGCAACAATTAAAAGATGATTATGATGAGTTAGGGAAAACAATAGAAGATATAAATCCGTTACAAGACGAATTATTAAGCGCAACCCAAAGCCTTGCATCAGGTTTTTCTTCTGCTTTGGCTGATATGTTTATGTCAGGTAAATTAAATTTAAATTCTTTAATGGATGTTTTCAAAAGTTTTGTAAGGCAGATGATTGCAAAAGCCATTGAATTGTTTTTTGTAAATAGAATTTTAGGAACCATTTTTGGGTTACCAACAACAACTTTTGCCAGTGGTGCTACTGTGTTAGGTACAGTTCCAATTACAAGAGAGTCAGCAACTGGTGGTTCAGCATATGGCAGACAGGGAATGTTGGTTGGTGAAAGAGGTCCCGAACTTTTTGTTCCTCATTCAGCAGGTACAATTATGAATAGTAATAATACACGATCGTTAATGGGTGGTCGTGGTGAAGCAACGGTTGTTCAAAATATTAATGTCACAACAGGTATACAACAAACGGTCAGAAATGAAATCCGATCACTGATGCCAGAAATAGCTGCAAATGCTAAAAATGCAGTAATGGATACCAAAAGGCGTGGCGGTAATTTTGGAAGGGCATTTGCATAATGGCTATTTCTTATCCTTTGGCATTACCTACAGCGACAGGTATCAAATCAATAACATGGACAATGGTAAATTCAGTTTCATATTCTGAAAGCCCATTTACCTTTGCAGGGCAAGTCCATGCTTACAGTGGTGAGCGATGGGAGGCAGATATTACATTGCCACCAATGAAAAGAGCAAATGCAGAACAGTGGATTGCTTTTCTTGCAAGTTTACGCGGTCGTTTTGGTTCATTTTTACTCAATGATCCAGACGCAACAAGCCCAAGAGGAACAGCAACGGCAGCAACAATAAGTGGGGCGGCAGGTGATAGGACTGTTTCAGCGACAGTAACAAATAATCAAACATTATTGGCAGGGGATTACATACAACTTGGAACAGGAAGTGATAGTACCTTACATAAGGTCGTTGAAGACTTCACAGGCACAGGGAGTGCCGCAAATCTAGAAATATTCCCTGCACTAAGAAAAAGTCGCACAAGCGTATCAGCAGACCTCACAAGCGCCTCTGGCGTATTTCGACTGAATAGTAATGAAACATCTTGGAATGCCGATGATGTAAGTACTTATGGAATTTCATTCGGAGCAGTTGAGGTTGTATGAGTAGGTCAATACATTCCAATATTGTTTCAGCACTAGCCAATCCTGAGATAGAACCATTTTATGCGGTCAAATTATCATTTAGCACAGGTACACTTTATCTTTGGACAGGATATGGCAATAAAACAATAAATAGCGAAACTTATCTTGGCTCAGGTAATTTGCTATCTATTGATGGTCTAGAAGAAGCCAGTGATCTGTCTGCGACAGGCACAGATATTGTTCTTAATGGTATTGACAGTACAATTCTTACATATGCCTTAACGGAAGAATATCAGGGAAGGGAAGTAAATATATATTGGGGCGTAAGCGATGTTTCAGAAGTTGTAGAAGTTTTTAGCGGTTATATGGATCAAATGACAATTGTAGATAAAGGAGATACTTCTACAATTAAATTATCTGTTGAGAGCAAATTAATTATACTAGAGCGCCCAAACATTCGCAGATATACAGAGGGAAGTCATGCTGCCGTTATTGCAACGGAAAATACAAGAGACAACACAACCTATACAGAATCAAATGATAGTTTTTTCCGATGGGTAGCTAAATTGCAAGATGTTCAAGTTCCTTGGGGTCGTCAAACGGAAACAGGCGATGAAACATCCTAATTTAGATATGTTAAACAAATATATAGTTGAAGTAAAAAATAAACCATTTCAATGGTTTGAGCACGATTGTCTAAGCTTTACAAATAATGCTTTTAAAAAAATGTATGGAAAAGGATGGGCTGATGATTGGCTTTCAAAATATCATGAAGATGGTGAGCCATTTAAAAGAGATAAGCTACGAAAAATATTTAATGCTCATACAATTGAAGAGGCAATTGATCAAAAATTGCAGCGAATTGATTTCGTACCGCCAAAGGGGTCTTTGGTTTTAACAGATAAAGCCAGACAATGGGTTATTGGTAAAGCAATGGGGATTTCTGTTGGAAATGATGCAATCTTTGTATCTGATTATGGACTTAATGCAATGCCAATTGAATGTATTACTGATGCTTGGATAAACCCATGAAGTATCAATTAGGCGATTTTACAGTTAAATATTGGAATAGTTGGGATAGAGTTCCGCGCTCCCCTGTTCAAATCGGTTTTGCCATATTGGGTCAACTTGGAATTATGGCAAGCACAACGGTAGCTCTCTTTGTCGGGTTGGCTACTGTTGCGGCTGTTTCATGGATAGCTAAAGCTTTAATGCCAAAATTTGATGAAGATGCTTTCGGCACAAGTAGCGGTCTTATGACGAATACCAGAAATGCTACTGCACCACAAGAAATTGTATACGGCACAATTAGAAAAGGTGGTATAATTACATATCTGGAGTCAACTGGAAGCACTAATGAATTCTTACATCAAATAATCTGTTTTGCAGGGCATGAAGTCAATTCAATTGGGCAAATTTATATAAATGATCAAGCAATACCTAATAGCGACATTGATGGGAATGGGAACGTAACAAATTCAAATTGGGTTGATGCAGACGGTAATTCGACAATATTAATAAAGAAATTTACAGGTAGCCCAACCCAAAATGTTTATACAACATTAAGTAATTTGAGTGATGGTAACACTCCAAATTGGGCGAATGGTGGGCTTAATGATGATACAAATTTTCGTGGTCAAGGAATTGCGTGTCTATATGTTAGATTGAAATATGATCAAGATGTATTTTCACAGGGCGTTCCATTATTTACAGCATTGATAGAAGGCAAAAAAGTATTTGATCCAAGAAATTCTACGACTGCTTTTTCTGCAAATGCAGCATTATGTATAAGAGATTATTTAGTTTCTGCTTATGGATTAAACAATCCAACAGCTATCAATGACACGGTATTTTCATCTGCCGCAAATACTTGTGATGAATCTGTTGCTTTAAGTGGAAGTGGTAATGAAGCAAGATACCAAATAAATGGTGTTTTATCATTAGATAGACAGCCCAAAGATATTTTAGGTGATATGGTCGCGGCTTGTGCAGGTACGCTTTTTTGGGGTCAAGGAAAATGGCAGCTTGTAGTTGGGGAATATATAAGTCCTGTTAAAACATTGACGCTTTCAGATTTTAGAAGTGACATAACTATTTCGACAAAACATTCAAGACGTGATAATTTTAATATAGTTCGCGGAATGTTTAATGATATTAACGCAGATTATATTAGATCAGATTATCCAGAAATAAAAAGCAGTACATTTATTGCTGATGATGCAGGTGTAGAAAATGCATTAGATTTTGGATTGCCTCTTACAACATCCAGTTCTATGGCACAGAGATTAGCAAAGCTAACATTATTTCGATCTAGAGAACAAATGACTATGACGGCTGATTTTAGTTTGACAGCCTTAGAAATCCAAGTTGGTGATATTGTTGGAATAACGAACCCGAGATATGGTTTTAGTGCTAAAGATTTTGAAGTCATTGGTTGGAAATTAAGAAATGATAGGGATGGTGGTGAATTAAAAGTTGCACTTACGCTGCGAGAAACTTCTTCATCAGCATTTAGTTGGTCGGCAGAAGAGGCAGAATTAAAAGCCAATGATAGTAATTTACCATCACCACATACAAACCTTACAATTTCAAGTTTAACAACCACAGGTGGTGGTCGAACAACAACTGATGGAACTTTTGTAAATACAGTAAAGGTTTCTTGGACAGCCCCAAGTAACGCATTTATTTCTCATTATGAAGTAGAGCATAAAGCCACAGTTGATAGTGATTATGCAGCAACAACAACTGTTGAAAACAGTATTGAGTTAAGCCCAATTGTAGATGGGCAGCAATATCAAATAAGAGTTCGTGCGGTTACAATACAAGGTGTTCGCGGACCTTACGTTAATACAACTTTTACTGGCGGTGGTGACACAACTGCACCATCACCAATAACTAATTTAACTGCAACAGGTGGTTTTGAAAGCGTTATTTTAGATTGGACTGCGCCTTCAACAGAAGTTGGTGGCGCAACACTATATGATCTTAAAGGTTATTATATTTATCGAAGCACCTCAAACAGTCAGCCTTCCAATCCAATAGCTTTTGTTTTGGCTGACCGTTATGTTGACGGTGGTTTAGCAGAAACAACATCTTACTATTATTGGATAACCGCAGCTGATTTAACAGATAATAGAAGTACAGCCGTTGCGTCTGGCTCTGTTACAACAAAAACTAATGCAGGGTCAGCAGGTGCAGATGGTGCGGATGGTGCTGATGGTGCGGCAGGTGATACAGTCATAACAGGACAAGTTTACTATAATACAGTTCAACCGAATTCTCCAAGCACACCAAGCGCAACAAGTTTTAATACCAGTACTGCTTCATTTACTGGATTGACAAGTGGGTGGTCATTAAGTCAACCTGCAATAGAAATTACTGACACTGGAAATTATGAATGGCGAAGTACATTCACAGTTACCATTGACGGTGATACGACAGCACAAAGTATCGTTTTTACAACGCCAGTAAGTGCTATACAAGTTACGCAAAATCTTGAAAGCGATAATTATAATGGTGGTGGTTCTGTTGGTAATGAGGGTACACTAGGGTGGCATATCAACCGTAGCACTGGATATGCTGAGTTTGGATCAGCGTCTATAAGAGGTACGTTGACCGCTGGTCAAATACCAGATTTGTCTGGAACATATGCAACAGGGACAATTCCTACAAATGTTAGTGAGCTTACAAATGATACGGGATTTATAACAACCTCTGCACTTGGCGGTTATGCAACTACAACTGCTTTAAACGCAAAAAACAGCGTTCATGTTGGGAATTCTGCACCAGCTGGCACGCCAGTTCACGGTGATCTGTGGTATTATCCACCTTATTTTAGGTATTACTATTGGAACACTAATGTTTCTCCAGCCGCTTGGACTGCTGTAGGAATTGTAGCAGACTCAATTACAACAACTTATCTTGCTGCAATTGAAATAAGTGCATCACGAATTACAACTGATTCATTAGATATTGAAAGACTGCCGGGCCTTGTTAACATGGCTAGTCAGGCATATTCTTTTACAATTAATGACGCAAGCTCCATATCAAATAGTTCAAATCGAACTACGCTCTCAGGCACAACTTCTGGAAACAAGATACTTGTTATGGGTACAATGAGTGTTTTCTATGGTACAGTTTCTCTGGCTATTTCAAATAGTGTATTTGGTGCAAGTACTTCAATTCCAACAAGCGGTGGTATCACTGCTCAATCTGGCGCGTCTGCTACTTATACAACTTTTGGTGCTGGCACAGCCTCAGGCACAAGTGTTAGTTATGGAATGGGAATAATACCGGGCGGCAGTAGCAGCACAAACAGAACTTATACTATAACGATTACTATTTTAGAGTTTGAAAAATGATAACTGTAATTGTGTATGAAACGGAAAGCAAAAAGGTAGTCAGCAAGCTTACTGTAACAAATGAGGAAGCAATAGGTGATAATATCAAAGACGGACAATCTTATATTGTCGGAGAAATTGAGGTAAGCCGTATTAAATATGCGACTGTTATAGATGGTAAAGTAGAATATTCTAAAACAGAAGATGAACAAGATTTAGAAGAGAAGACCGCTGATTTTCGGGCTGCTAGAAACGCTAAACTTGCAGAAAGTGATTGGACACAAGTAGAAGACAGTCCTTTATCAGATAGCAAAAAAACAGAATGGCAAACATATCGTCAACAACTTAGAGATATGCCGCAACAAGAGGGGTTTGATCCATTAAATCCAACATATCCTGATGAGCCATCTTAGGACTTCTATTATTTAGAAAAATGATGTAGAGTGCAGGTGCATATGCAATTTGAAACGGAGATTTAAATTATGGCAACTATAGCTGACAGGGTTTTTGACAATGGCCTCACAGTCCTTGACACAGAAGCCAATAAAATAGTGGTGACCTCTCAAGAGGCTACAACCTACGCAGAAGCAAACGCAACCTACGCACTAGGTAATTCTACATCACTTTCCATTGGCGCACCTGCGGATAGATCAGGCGGTGGTAGGGAAGTAACTGCGGCTGCAATTACTGATGGAAGTATAACAGGAACAGGAACCGTAACTCATTATGCAATCATTGATACAACAAATTCAAGATTGTTAGTAACAGGCTCACTTTCCGCTTCACAATCAGTAACATCTGGAAATACCTTTAGTCTTGCATCTTTTACGGTTGGAATTCCTGACCCATCATAGGTTTTTTTAAATGGTTCATCATAATCTAAATGCCGTTTCAGATGAACACGGTCAAAAAATTGCTGAAAAAGATTTTTCGGTTGAGTTAAAAGAAAAAAAGAAAAAAACCGAAGAAGATGATGTAAAAGACGAAAGCAAGTAAACATGGTTAAATTTGCAGATCGGGTCAAGGTAGCTACTTCAACAACAGGAACAGGAACGGTTACTCTTGGGTCTGCGGAAACTGGCTTCCAAACATTTGCATCGGGCGGTATTTCTGATGGGGATACCGTTCGATATGTAATAGAAGATGGAAATGATTTTGAGATAGGAGTGGGTACTTATACTCACTCTGGCACAACTCTTACAAGGACGCTTTCCTCTAGTTCCACAGGGTCACTTCTTAATTTAAGTGGTTCAGCAAAAGTTTTTATTTCGCCAAGTGCTTCTGATTTAGAAGTTAATGGGGCATATCTCGCTACAAGCTTTACGGCAACAGCAGGTCAAACTGCTTTCTCAGGAACTTTTGCAAGTTCTAATGCAGCAGTATTTTTAAATGGTGTGTTGTTAAAGCTCACAGATGATTACACAATAAATTCTACAACAATCACTTTGGCTTCTGGTGCTGTTGCAGGGGATATATTGACGGTAAACGAATATGGTTTTCCAAGCAGTAATTTTAAGTCATTCTTAAACACTTTTACTTTACCTACTAGCGACTCTACTAGCGGTCACGTATTACAAACTAATGGCTCTGGCGTTCTTTCTCTCGCAGCGGCAAGTGGTGGCGGTGGTGTAACGACTTACGCAACTGCGGCTGACTTACCATTAAGTGGGAATAGCGCAGGTGATTTGGCATATGTAACAGGAACTAACAGGTTGTATATTAGTAATTCAACTGGTTGGTATTCTATCAGTTTGGTAAACACCAATCCTTCTATTACTAGTACGCAGGATGCAAGCGGCAACTCAACACCGTTCTTTCTATCTACTAGTGGAACTGCAACCGTTATTACAATAACTGCGAGCGATCCAGAAGAAATACCACTATCTTATAGCTATGCTGTTACCTCGGGTTCGTTAACTAATGGCGGTGGCACTACTGCAACTGTCGTACAAGGTACTGGTTCTAATACAAACAAATTTACTATAACACCGAGTACTAATCAAAGTTATGCAGGTCAATTTACGCTTACTTTTACTGCGTCAGATCAAATAAATACTGGAACATCAGTCGCTGTATTCTCACTTCAATTTAGCGTAGCTAACTCAAGATATACTACAAATTTAATTACAACGTCAGGATCGGCTGGTAATAATAATACAATTACTGATGGTTCAACGACAGGTCATACAATTACAAGAGGTGATAATCCACTGCAATCGACATTCTCGCCTTATCGTGTAGGCGGCTATAGTGTTTATACTGGTCAAAGTGGTGGTTCAAAACTTTCTTTTGCTGATCATACAGATTTTGCGATTGGTACTGGTGATTTTACTCTGGAAATGTGGATATTTATTCCTGATGCAGATAGCACTTGGCAGCAATTAGCAGCATCTAATGGATCAAGTAATGAATTTCAACTTTATAAAGATAGCGGTGATCCAGAATTAAATTGGTATGGTGGAGGTTCAAGTTTACTTCTTACCTCTGGTGCTAACCTTACGGATAATACATGGCATCATATAGCTGCTGTAAGAAGTAGTGGAGTTTTAAAAATATATGTTGATGGTACGGAAAGAGGATCAGTTTCTGACAGCAATAGCTACACTACTGGTGCAGCTATTCATGTTGGACAAAGTGGTTCATCATACAGAGTTTATAGTTACATACACGATTTTAGACTGACAACTAGTGCCGTATATACTGGAAATTTTACAGCACCATTGTCCTCGCTAAGTGCGCTTTCTGGAACTGTGTTATTGGTAAAATGTGAACCTTTTGTAAAAGATGCTTCAACCACAGGGCATAGTCCAACAATAGCTGAAGATTTAGAACTTGTTGGACTTTCACCATACGACACATCAGGTTATTCTGTTGCTTCAAATAGTGGCAGTTATAAATTTGATGGTTCTGATGATCTTTTAAGTGTCGCAGACCATACAGATTTTGATTTTGGCACTGGTGATTTTACCTTTGAATTTTGGGCATATTTTAATGATGCAGGAGGAACTTGGCAATCTTTAATGAGTTCAAACTATAGTAGCACTAATAGCTTCCGAGTATACAAAAAAAGCGGTTCTGCCGAAATACAGTTTTATTATAATAAAAACTCTAGTTCGCAAACAACTTCAAGTGCGCAACTCCATAAAGGGTGGAACCATATTGCTATGGTAAGATACAATAACGTCTTGCAAACCTATGTGAACGGTGTTTCAAGGGTCTCAACATCAAGCGTTACAACAGATATACACAGTGGCGCACAAATTAATTTTGGCGGCAACACTGGAGAGAGTAGTTCTTATCCTTTTGACGGATATATGACTGACATCAGATTAGTTAAAAGTGCGGTATATACCAGTAATAATTTTACACCACCAACAGAACCATTGACAGCAATTTCAAATACTTCATTATTACTAAGTGGTGATGAAGCGAACATAATTGACAAAGCACAAACTGCACCTGATTTGCAATTATTTGGAAATACAACATCAAGTACAACAGAAAAGAAATATGCAGCAACTTCAATGTATTTTGATGGAAGTGGTGACTACATTACCTATACTATGCCGAAAGCTATTCTAACAAGTAATTTTACCTGTGAAGGTTGGGTAAATTTTAGTGATCTTAGTGCTAACAGAACGATGTTTAGAATTGGAAGTGCTCAGTTTTTCTATAGGTCTGGTGATAGTCAAATGGCTCTTTATACTCCAACTGCAGGGTCAATTCTTTTAACGGCTGCTCCATCGGTCGATACGTGGTATCATTTTGCTTATGTTCGATCTGGTACTGCTATTACTTTATATTGGAATGGCACTAGTACTGGTACTGGCTCAACTTCTTATTCCATTGCTGATGATGTAATGATTGGTGGATGGACTAGTAGTTCAGAAATGATGAATGGCTATATAGAAGACTTACGAATAAGTTATACAGCACGTTATTCATCTAACTTCACTGCACCTACTGGCAGCTACCAAGGATAAGTTATGACAATATCTAGAAATTTAGCAACATTCGCCCAAAAAGTTCCCAACGATGGAGAGGCAGTAGTTGGTTTTATTACGGTTACAGTCGCAAATGAAGGAAGTGGTAATAAATATTATTTTGATGGAACATCACAGCAAACGGTATCGTTAGCAAAAGGTGTTACCTATCGCTTTGATACTAGTGACTCTTCAATGAGCGGTCATCCTTTAAGGTTCAGCACAACATCAAACGGTACACATGGCGGTGGTTCTCAATTTACCACAGGCATAACTACAAATGGGGATGCAGGTTCAGCAGGAAGTTATGTTGAGGTTCAATTAGAGCAAGATGCGCCAGATCATTTATATTCATACTGTCAATATCATTCGGGGATGGGAGGATTAGTAAAAACCGCACCAATTGGCGATGCGAACTTTGCTAGTTTTGCAAACACATTTACTTTTCCAACTTCAGATGGAAGTGCAGATCAAGTTATTAAAACTGATGGGTCGGGAACATTAAGTTTTACAGATGTAAGTTCTGGCGGTGGAGGCGGTTCGTTGACTGCAACTGCATCAGGAACTTTGGCAAATGGTGACAAGATTATTGTCAATAGTAACGGCACTGTCAGTAAAGTTGGAGCAGTAACAACTTCTCAATCTGCTTCTATCGGCACAGCAGTTCAATGGAATGATGGTAATGCTAATAATGTGACCGCAGTTTTTGATCCTGATAATTCAAAAGTGATAGTTTGTTTTGTAGAAAGTAGCAAATCAAAAGTTGTTGTCGGTGAGGTAAGTGGAACATCAATTAGCTTTGGTTCTGAGGTTACTTTTTATGATGCAAACTCCTCACACGCAAGCATCGTGTATGATACAGCAAATAACAAAGTTGTTATAGCTTATGTGAATGATGATACATATGGTGCTGCAATTGTCGGAACGGTAAGCGGATCATCAGTGAGCTTTGGCAGTGAGGCGATTTGGTTATCCAGTAGAGCAGATGATATTGAAGCTGTTTATGACTCAGCCGCAGGTGCAGTAGTTATTGTATTTACGGATTTTGACAATTCATATCACTGCAAGGCTATTGCTGCTACTGTAAGCGGAACAACCCTTACTTTTGGATCAGTCCTTACGATAAATGCAGCTAGTAGTACGTATAACCGAATTGGATATGACTCAACGAATAGCAAAAGTGTTGTTGCATTTAGGCACTCTGGTGGTAAAGCGGCTGTAGTAAGCTGCAGTGGTACTACTCTTTCTGTAGGTTCGGTTGCTACATTCAACAGTAACAACGGAAGTTATCCAATGGATGTTGTTCACGATTCCAATAGCGGTAAAACAGTTATTTTTTACCATGACCAACAAAACAGCTATTATGGATATGGCATCGTGGGAACGGTTAGCGGTACAGGAATTACCTTTGGAACGGCTGTTCAATTAGATGATACAGCTTCTTATAGAATTGGTGCAGTATATGACGATGACGCGCAAAAAATCCTTGTTGCTTATACAGATGGCAATGACTCCAAAAAAGGATATTATAGACTTGCTACAGTAAGTGGAACGTCAATCAGTTTTGGTTCTGAGGCAGCATTTCACTCAGATGGAGAAGTACAAACAGGATATTATACTGTGGCAACTGCTTTTGATAGTACAAATAATGTAGTTGTACTTGCATATAGAGGGCGTGATTCGTCAAATGCTCTAGATGGATATGCAAGAGTTATACAAAATGCCGCTTCGCTTTCTACAACAAACCTTACGGCAACCAATTTTATTGGTATTGCAGATGCCGCATATTCTGATGGTGCAACTGCTACCATTCAAATTGCAGGGTCAGTAGATGATGCACAATCAAGCCTTACTGCAGGTCAACTTTATTACGTGCAGACTGATGGAACTCTCAGCACTTCAGCCGATAGTCCGTCTGTTATTGCAGGTACGGCTGTTTCTGCTACCAAAATTATTGTAAAGGGTTAGGTATGAAAACGATAGTTAAAACGGCTGATAATGTATCAAGATTTATAGTGGAAGATGATGTAGTTATAAATTCAACATCAATTAATATCAGTGTCGGTAATCCTGTCAAATATACTGTATGGGATTTGAATAAAGATAATATTACAATTTATACAGATATTTCTGATGTTCCTGATGATTATAAAGGCGGTAAATATTGTTTTAATGGGTCTGCTTGGACGTCAAACCCATCGTGGTCTGCTCCAATAGAAGATGATGAATAAGGGGTAGCAAATGCTTGGGTTTGCACCTCTCGCAAAAAATACATTAGCAGATGATGGCGTAGTTGAAAGCCAAGCACAAAGTCTAACAGCTAGTAATGTTGTTTCTGGAAACCCATCTGTCGCTTCTTCAGCCATAACTCAGAACCACGTCCTTGAAAAAACAACCATTAATAAAACAGTTACCGTTGTTCAAAGCTATGGCAATAAATATGCAATTGATGGCGTAACGACACCTACGCTTACATTAGAACGCGGAAAGACCTATATATTTGATGTTTCCGATAGTTCTATGTCAGGTCATCCATTTCGTTTTAAAGATGGGTCAGGAAATAGTTATACCACAGGCGTTACGGCATCGGGAACAACTGGACAGAGTGGAGCTACAGTTACGATAGTTGTCGCTGCAAATGCTCCTGATGATCTAAGATATTATTGTACTGTTCACGGCAATGGTATGGGCAACACTATTTCAGTTGTTGATAAAATTATAAATATTATTTCTGGTACTCCAAATATTGCGTCTACTTCCTTTTCTCAAGTTCATTCCCTTACAGCAACATCCGTTGTTTCTGGTACGCCAGTTGTTCAATCAAGCACAGCAAGTATTATTTATGTTCTTACCGCAAATTCATTGGTAACAAGCGCATCTGTGGTTGCAAGCACATCTATTGTATCAGAACACGCATTAACCTGTTCAAATGTAGCCTGTGCGCCACCACAAGCCGCGTCTACTGCTTTAACGCAAAAACATGACCTCACACCTCAAAGTGTTGTTTCTGGCTCTCTCAGTGCGCCTACAATCAATATGGGTGAGGATGAAACATTCACAACACCGTCTGTTACTATAGGTGTTCCGTCTGTTCCAACATTAAATTTTACGCTTTCAACAAGTCTTACGGCAAATTCCATAACATCAGGAAATCCTGTTGTTGCGTCTATTGGAATGACAGAAGATGAAACTCTTGTCGCATCTTCTATTGTATCTGGAGCGTCAGAAGTTGGTTCACAGCCATTAATACAAGATCATTCCTTAACAGCCTCAAATATTTTATCAGGAGTGCCAGTAGCAAATAATGCTAATATGGCAGAATTTGAGACGCTCACTACAGCCGATTTAGATGCAGGTGAGCCTGAAGTTGGAAGCCCATCCCTTGTAGCACAACAATCTTTTTCACCTAATTCATTAGAAGCAGGTACAATAGATGTAAGTTCAGCTACATTCACACAAGAACATAATTTATCAAGTTCAAGCATAGAAGCTTCTGCACCTTCTGTCCCATCAATTTCAGCAACTATTATTATCCCGCTTACTGCAAATAGTATTTTAAGCGGTTCTCCAGTAATTGATAGTATTACAGCATCTATTACAAACGTGCTCGTTTCTTCCTCTGTGAATTCTGGAACACCGATTGTTCAAAATGTGAGCATGGCAGAAGATGAAACATTTGTATCTGATAATGTTGTATCAGGTTCAATAAGTATTGACTCAATTTCGTTTACCCAAAATCATAATCTTTCTGCGACCAGTGTAGTAACAGCAAATCCAGTTGTAGATCAAACAACAATGTCAGAAGCAGAAACGCTTGTTGCTGTAAGCGTAATTTCTGGAACACCTGTTACACCAAATAATATATTTCCTTCAATCCCAGAGGGTGAATTACCTCTTACTTCTGTAATAAGCGGAAATCCAGTTGCGCAATCACCTGCTGCAATAATTAGGATTGGTCTTACTGCCCAGAATACAGAAAGCGGAACACCAGATATTCCAATACTTGTTTATGATATTGGATTGGCAGGGCGAGTAAATGCAGAAACGGCTGTTCCAAATTCTGTTGAGGCAGATGATAGTATAAATGGTGTAGACATTGATAATGACGGTATTAATTCCGTCAGTTAGGAGTAAAAATGGCATTTACAATTAAAAAAGGTGATACCGCACCCTTTCTTACGGCAACATTGAAAGATGCTAATGGAACGGCTGTTGATCTTACAGGCGCAACGGTTGTTTTTAATATGGCTGATTTGGATGATAATTTAGTAGTAACAAATGGATCATGTACAATAGTAGACGAAGACACAGGCAGAATTAGATATAATTGGGTAACGACGGATACAGCTAATGACGGTGTATTTAGAGGAGAATTTACAGTTACTTTTGCATCTGGTGTAATAGAGACTTTCCCAAATTCAACCTACTTTAGAATAAAAATATTAGATGATTTGGGATAATATGAAATTATTTGATCAATATATGGGGTATGTAATTGCTATTTCTACAGCCATGCTTGCAGGTGTATGGTGGTTAATGAATAATATTCTAACCAACAAATCAGAAATAAAATTACTTAAACATCAAAACGATATAACTAACAAACTTTTGGATGAAATGCGTAATGATCAAAAAGAAATGAGGCGCGACATTCAAAGATTGCTTTCAAAGTAGGTATCTAGATGATTGATCCTATTTCATGTGTTGGTCTTGCAACAGGAGCATTTAAGGCAATCAAGGCGACTGTTTCGGCAGGCCGTGATCTCGCGGATTGTGCAGGTCAACTTAATGAGTGGGGAAAAGCATTTAGCGATTTCCAAAATTGTGAACAAAGAGAACTCAATCCTCCGTTTTGGAAAAAAACATTTAAAGGTTCAGATGAAGAAAATGCACTGGAAATCTTTGCACAGAAAAAACGCCTTGAGGCCATGCGCTTAGAAATGAAAGAGTTAATCACGTGGCATTACGGAAAAAGTGGCTACGAAGAATTACTGCAAATAGAGGCACAAATGAGAAAAAGACGCAGAGACGAAGTTTATAGAAAACAACAACAAATTGATAATGTAATAAACTTTGCGATTGGAGCAGCTATCTTTGCTGTTGGTTTAGGGGTAATATTTTTTATCTTTTATCTTTGGGGAAGTCGACAAGGACGTTGGTAAATGTGGGTATTACTCTGGTTGCAGGTCATTAGTGGTACGTTCGACCATTACCACGTTGGTAGTTATTCTACTGAGGAAGCTTGTAAGGATGATTTATCAAAAGCAAAAGTGCTTGTAACAAATCAAAACTCTAAGGTAGTCTGCATCAAAATAGAACGGTGATTATTAAAGAATGGCGAAGAAAATATATTGTATATGACAAAAATGGTAAAGTCGTTATAATTACGCAAGATAAAAAAATTGCAATAGCTTTTGCAAGGTTACAAAAATGACAGAATTTGATAAAGCAGATACAAATGGTGATGGTGTTATTCAACGCAAAGAATGGAACGCACTTGCCTTGGAAGATCGTAGATTAGAAATAGCAGACCGCGATTTAAAAAGAAATGCTGAAAGACGTTTTACTGGTTTTGCTTTAGCAGGGATGTTGATTTATCCATTTATAATTTTATTAGCATCTGTTCTTGGATTTGATAAAGCTGCAAGTCTTATAACGGATATTGCATCAGTGTATGTTATTGCCGCGAGTGGAGTCGTTGCTGCATTTATGGGCTTTAATGCTTATAGTGCGAAATCAGAACCCAAAAAATCTAGCGTTACAATGGAGAATAAGAATGATTGATCTACTCGGCAAGCTTGTTGATCCAGTTAGCAATATACTTGATAAGGTTATTGAGGACAAAGATCAAAAAGCGAAACTAGCGCATGAAATCGCAACAATGGCAGAGAAAAACCATCAAGCGATTGTTATGCAGCAATTAAAAATTCTTCAAGCCGATGCTCAAGGCAACTGGTTTCAGTCGTCTTGGAGACCGCTTATTGGATGGATCGCAGGTATATCGCTTGGTATAAATTATATGGTTGCCCCAATTGCTTTGGGTTTTGGTTTTGAAGTTCCACAGGCTGATATGTCAGTGATGATGCCTCTTCTTCTTGGTATGCTTGGAATTGGTGGTATGCGGTCATTTGATAAATTGAAAAAAACGGATAGTAAAAAATGAAAGTTAATGTTGGATTAGCGTTTGCGATGGTTGTTCAGTTAGTTGCATTGGTTTGGTATATATCAGGGCTTGTGCATGACTTAGAACATTTGCAAGGAACGGTATCAGCACAACAAGATTTTCTTGAATTAATAGATCAAGATGTAAATGATCTTTGGCATTTCTGCACCTTCACAGAAAATAAATGGGCAGAATCATACACTGATGATATGGTTTACCAAAGAGTTTGTGGAACAAAAGAGTTCAAAAACTGATGTATACTTATAAAATAAAAGAAATCGTAAGAGTTGTAGATGGTGATACCGTTGATGTCACAATTGATTTAGGTTTTGATCTTACAAAATTAGAGCGTGTTCGATTGGCAGGTATTGATACGCCAGAGAGCAGAACAAAAGATTTAGCAGAAAAACACATGGGCTATGAAGCAAAAGCATATCTTACGGAACTTTTATATGCAGCCGATGATCTGATAGTCAAAACAGAAAAAGATGGAAAATTTGGCAGAATGTTAGGTGAATTTTTTAGTAATAAATTTGCTGTTTCATATTCAATAAATCAACAACTTATTGATGAAGGTTATGCTTGGAAATATGAAGGTGGGTCTAAGAAAAAAGATTTACAAGAACTCATAGATCGAAGGAAAAAATATGTCAAAATCTCTTAAAAAGTTACAAGAAAAAATAGGCACAAATGCAGATGGTTCTTTTGGTCCGAATACCGCAAGAGCAATTTGCAATCATTATGTACTAAATGCAGAACGTGGAGCGCATTTTTTAGGACAACTAGTTCATGAATCAGGAACCTTCAAATATACTGAAGAAAATTTAAATTATTCAACAGAATCCATCTTAAAAGTTTTCGGTAAGTATTTTAAAACTCAAAGTGATGCAGAACAGTGTGCCAGAAACCCTCAGGCGCTCGCTGATAAGGTTTATGGTGGTCGGATGGGTAATGACGGTCAAGGTTATCTGTGGCGCGGTAGAGGCTTTCTGCAGGTGACCGGAAAAAATAACTATGATCAATTTTGTGCAGATATGAATTTACCAGAGATTATGTCAGACCCAGACTTAGTATCAAGTGACTATCCAATGGAAAGCGCAATATGGTTTTTTAAAAGAAACAAGCTTTGGTCGATTTGTGATGAAGGCGTCAAAGATGATACAATCAAGCGCCTAACCAAACGTATAAATGGTGGTTACAATGGATTAAAACACAGAAAAGAAGAAACCTACAAAATTTATGAATGGTTAAAATGAAAACCTCCATTGCATATTCTGGCAAACTATCACAAAGACAATTGGTACGATTGGGTGGTTTAATTGCATTTATTTGTGGTCGTCGTCCATATGATACAATTTTAAATGATCTTACAGAAAATGGTTTTGTTTCTGATTTTGATAATAACCTAGAGCTTACAGACCTAGGAAGGCGTGAGTTAACTAGGTTGGTATCAATGGCAGGATTAAAGCCAGAACAATTTACTGATAAGGCCTATCAGGACGAACCTTCGGCTTCACCAGTTCATTAGAAGCAACATCCGATCCTTTGCAATAAACTTGAACATCTTTGTGTGATGCAAACGGTACAAAGGTATCTCTTATTCTAGCTTTGTTATGTGAGCACGTATCATAACTTGGGAAAACCAAATTGTATTTTGTTTCCTCGCCTTCAATAAAAAAACTTAATACCATGATTGTATAATATTTAAGCATTTTGTTATCCATTCGCTTTTTTCAAGCTTTGTCAATTCGCTTGAAAGTTGAAAAATAAGGGGGCGTTTGCCCCCCTCTAGTTAAATTTCTGCCCAAGCTTTAGTATTGATTGCTTTTGCAATTTTTTGTTCTCTGTCTCTGGTTACGCTGACAGGTGATTTATGTTCTGTTGTATGTGTAGCCCAATGAGTCATACAATTATATAATGCCCATTTATTTGAACCAAGGTCTTTTATTTCTGTTTTTAATTGTCCCATCAATTTTTCAAGCTGTTTTGAATTGTACTTTTCTTCGCTTGATTTTGTTTGGTGATTGATAAGATATTTTTTGAAAAAGTTTTCTGCCTTTTTTGCAGTTATCTTTTGTTTCATCCAGCCCTGCCAAAGTTCTTTTTGTCCGTGGAATATTTCAAGACCGTTAGAGATTTTTTCTGCTGCACCTTCTACACTTACCTGTGATGTATGACGCATCCAAACTTTTGAAATAGAGTCTGGTGTTGTACAGCCGTTGAGGCACCATAATCTCATTGCATCTGCAACTGTTTGATATGCATATGTACCATCATAAGAATTCCAAACACGAATACGATATTTGCAATAATCACCAACAGCAGGTTCTGCAACCAAATCGTTGAATAAAACTTCTATTTGTAATTTTCTGCCATCATCTAGTGATTTAACATCAAACCCAAAATCTTGTGAGATGTTTGTTTGTTTAATGCTGTCATATGTAGCATTTACAACATCATCATGTGATAGCATTTTATAGCTGTTACGATGAACATGAAGTGGTATTCCAGTATCTTCTCGAACAAGTACCTTCCAACCTTCAATCGGTGTATCAGAACCTTTTGCTGTAAGTGGAACTTCGTTTACTTTAAAATTCCAGTCTGTTTCGTTTATGTTAGTAAAATCAAGCATTTATGAACCTCCGTTTATGTTGATTTGTAAGTAGAAACTATCACAAACCTAGCTACTGTCAATAATTAATTTACAAAATTTTATGTAAATATTGTATTGACATATAATAATGTATGTGATAGTATTAAATTGTCTAAAATGATTTAGACAAAACTATCAAACGAGGTTCTAATGAAAAACAAACCATATTTTACTCTAGATGATTTTACAGATGATCAGCTAGATAAATTAAAAACTAAAAATCCAAAATTAAATGAAATTATCAGGGAGGCAAATAAAAAGCCAAAACAATATAATTTTTCAAAAGAAGAAGTTCGTAAACACGCAATCAAGGTTTTGAATATAATTGCTCAACTTTCTTACTCTGAAAGAATGAGGGTTTTAGATCATGCGAGGAAAATGAACGATGTTAACTAAACAAGTAAATCCAAAAGGTGGCAAGCTTAGGCTTGTCACTGACATGCCAACCGAAGAAAGGTTAGAGCAGCAAGCCCAAGAATTGAAGAATGATTTGCCAGAAGCATATGCAAATCGAACTTTAAAAGAAATGAAAATTCATTTGCTGAAAGAGTACCTTCAAGAGACTTGGAAAAATGATATTTACATTATCATGGTCTATCGCAGAGAGGCGGCAGACGATTTGGTACATAATCCAGAATTTAAAGGTAAATGTACTTGGTTATCTATTCGACGCAAAGACAGAAGACCTGTGAATAATTGGCAAGATATGCAAACAATTAAGAACAGGCTTTGTGGCACAGAATGTGATGCAATACAAATTTTTCCAAAAGAAAGTAAAATGGTCAATACGGCTAATCAGTATCATTTAATTGTGATGCCAGAAGAAGCAAACATACCTTTCGGTTGGCAAACAAGATTTGTTAAAAAAGAAAATTACACAGGTACTGGAGTACAAAATTTCAAAGGAGACGAATAAAATGAATAATAATAAAATGATTTATAACAGTGGTTATTTTAGAGACACAGGTATCGGTTATCAAAAGACAGATACAAGCAAGAGGGCTGCGCAAAGCAGCCCTAACCATAAATTAACAATACGAGATCGTGTTTTTGAATTATTACAAAAAGCTGGTGTTGCATTAACAACAGAAGAAATAGCAGATTTTCTAAATTGCCCATACGCAAGTGTTCAACCTCGACTCAGTGAATTGCAGAACAGCGGTAAGGTTATTGACAGTGGTTACAGAGGTAAAACCAAATGGGGAAAATCTTGTATCAAATGGAAGGTCAAAGATTAATTAAAATAAATGTAAATATTGTATTGACAACTATGTGCAAATATATTAGTCTGTATATATAGAAAGAGAGGTTCACAATGGAAATTAAAATTCACAGCAATCAAATCTGGCTTTCCGATCCGTCAAAAGCACATGGATACGATGTTGAAGTTGGCACAGATCAATCAAATGGTGACACAGTTTTTGTTGGTGTAGACGCAACAAATAGAACACAAGCCGCTTCTTTGGCTAAAAGGTTTGCTTTCAAATGGATTTGTGGAACAGGACATTACGTAGCATCAGTAAACATGACATCATAACAACAGGGGGCAACAGCCCCCTCCTAATTTTAAGAGGTTCACATGGCATATATTCATCATAATCAATTTATGAATGTAGAAGTAAAAGGTAAAACATTTGATATTGTTGTAGAAGGTACCTTTGATACGATTACATCTGAAACAAATATAACAGATGTATATTTAAACGACAGTCGGGGAGACGAGAAGGGAGGTTTTAAAATACCAGACAGAATAATGAAATTTCTTAATCTACGATACAATGATTTTGAAGATTTTAAAGACAGTATTAACTAGCGGGGAAAAATAATAAATGAAATGGAATGACCTGATACGAAAACAAAAAGAAGAACGAAAGGCACTGATCTTTGACCAAATTGAGAAAGGCCATAGTCAATCAGAGGCTGCTCGTATTCTTGGAATGCATCGTCAACAGATTTATCAATTTTGTAAAATACACAATATTAATTTTATTGGCGAACAGCAAAAATTTCGGAAAGGTAAAAAAAAGAAAAGGGCATAAGTAATGGTGAAAAAAAATAAATTACCAGTTCAATTAAACAGTCAACAATCAAACAATTTCAGTGAAATTAAAATTGGCAATAGACAAGACATAGTTCAACAGGTTAAATCACAATTTTCAAAAGACGAACAATCAATATTTGATGATTATTTTTATCGCGATAAAGATAATGAAAAATGGGATAAACCATTTGGTTGGGGACAAACAGCAGGAATAGCGCACGATGGTACAGATAATTTGGTCGTAAGACCAGAACAAGAAAGTTATCTTTACAATACTTTCCTCGCAGCACTGGCAAATCCAAAGAAGGCTTTTTTTATTGATTTTGCATTTGCACAACCTGACGAAAAGAAACGCCTTGATTATGATTTCAAACTCATGCGCAAAAAGATCATAGAAAGTGAGCGTATTACCTTATCGGATGATTTTG